TCATCTGTATGCCCTATGGTAGAACCATTGATGACAACATCGTCTATATCAAGTGAGCCACCTGTTATAAGACCTGTTGTTGTTATGGTGGATGAGCCTGTGTCTATTGTACCAAAACCAGAAGTAATGCTACCTGAGTTTAACGCACCCACTGTAGTTACGTTTGATAATGTGTCTAATGCTGATTCAAAGTAAGTCTCAAAGTCTGTGAGAGCTACCTGCTTCATAGTCCCTTCATCGTTGACCACCACTCTGTCAGCATCTGCTAGTGTAGTAGAAGTAGCAGAGGTGTCACCGTCTATTATGTTTATTTCTGTTGCTGTAGCTGTTACACCGTCTAAGATGTTAAGTTCTGATGCTGTGGCTGTCACACCGTCTAAGATGTTAAGTTCTGCTGTAGTTACAGTAGCACCATCTAATATCTCTAGTTCTGTTTCAGATATTTCTGCACTGCCTATAGTTACTGTACCTGCAAAAGTTGTGTTAGCACCACTAAATGTTACGGCAGTAGTAGAGCCAGATTTAATTATAAGATTGCCAGATGTGTTTGTTAATGAACCATACTGTGTGCCACCATCTTTTAATACTACGTCACCACCATCAGCATCTAATGTTATGTCACCTGCTGTATCTATAAGAACAGCACCGTCTGCGATTAAATCTAGCTGTCCGTCTGTGGATGAGTTGATAAATATGGCTGTGTCACGAAACTGTAACTTTTCTGTGGATGCTATAAGTATATCGTCAGAGAACTCAAAGTAGTCTTCATCTTCCATCCACTTGAGCACACCGTCTGATGTCTCACCATCGAAGGTTATTGTAATATCTGTTCCTGCTGTCCCTGCACCAAAGGTAAGAGTGTTACCTAGTAGCTTCGTAATAGGACCACCTTCAGCAGCTGTTCCATCATGTGTGTGTCCTGTGGATGCAGCAAAAGCCGCTAATAACTGATTAAACTCGTCATTAGTGTGAGCGGCTGTAATCGTGTCACCATCAGAATATGAAGACTGTCTTGTATATGTGGCTCCCATTTACCTTCTTGCTCCTGTTTGGTATTCTAATTGAAATCCTTTTAGTGAGTATGGTGCTGTTTCTCCACCGTCATTTACTCTTAGTGCTACTGCAAATCCTGAACCTTCTACTGCTTGTCTAACTAGAGGTTGTGATGCCCCTCCATAAGTACCCACAGTTGTGGATGAAACACCGTAAGTTGTAGTTCCATACACAGCAGCAATGTCACTTGAGTCCAGTGCATACGCTGCAGGTCTTGATGAGTCTGCAGATTCATAGTCGTATCTTAAAAATAAATCTGCATCTATTGTTGACTCAGGTGCAAAGTTTACAATAACTCTGTGCATGTGTTTTCTTATACCTGCGTCACCAAATGTCATGTCAGGACTTCTGTACTTTGCTAAAATAGCTGTGCCATCAAAAGTATTACCCTGTTCTTGTCTATACACATAGCCATTTGAGTAATCGCCATGTAAAATTACTACGTTTCCTGCTGTAACAAAACTGTCTGTTGATGCAGGCTTTATTCCTCGTAACTCTGAAAATTCAAATGTTCTACCCTTAAGAACTGTTGCCACACCTTTAGTGTTATTTTGTGCTGTATTTGCTTTCGTAAAAAATATCCTGTACTGTGTTCTATCTGGTATAACAACACTCTCAAATTCAGAGGCACTCGATAAATTATCATCAAATATGGACTGCACATTAGAACTAATCGTTCCAAGTTCAACGTCACCAATTCTTGCTGTACCTGCAACTGTTCTTAAACCATCAGGTCCTAAGAATATTAAGTCACCTGCGAATTCTTGTATCGTGTCGCCGTTGATGCACCCGATGTCTCTCGTGACCGCAGAGATAGCAAAATCACTAGAACTGCTACCACTGAGTTTGAATATTCTGTTTTCGCAAAAGATGAATAAGTTGTCACGGAAAACCTTTAGCCCTGTTATTGTGTCGTCTACTCTTATACTTCCTGCACCGCTACCACTTGTAAAATCATCTTCATCAAATGGTACACTAAATACCAATGTTTGTGGAGAACTAGATTTACCTGCGTAAAACATGTGACTTCTAAATGCTGTCACAAATTTAGAGCCTGATACAGAACTCTCACTTACATCTGTTGCAGACATTGCTGTATTAAAAAACGTTGGAGCATTTGCCCCATCTACAACTATTAATTTATCATTACCATCAAAGTTGTAACGCTCGAAGTTATATTTTCCTGCACTTGTTCTGCCCGTGTCTCGCTCTGTCCAACTAGAACCTCCGGGGGTAGCACTAAATATTTTTTCTCCTCTAGCAGCTACAACTAAATCACCGAACGTGGCTACCATCAAAACTTTTTCACTAGAAGAGCTAGTTTGAGGTACGACTGCGTCTACGTATTTACTGAAACCATTTATTCTTCTATAGCCACCTTCTATATCAGGTTCGAAGTTTTGTAGCTCTAACGCCTCTCCGGGTTGCATCATGAACGTAGAACGGTTTAAAACTAGCCCACCTTCGCAGTTAAACGCTGCAGGAGATGTTTGTGATAAATCAGGCATTACCTAACGGATTCCATAGTAAAATAGTTAGAAGTTACAGAAGGATTCAACACTACAGTTGACCTAACGTACTCATACTTGTTAATTAGTAAGCTCTGCATATTTTTAATACCTTGTTCAAATCTAGCAAAATTAAGCTGATACTGTTGTGTTTCTCCTCTGTACTGATAAGCGAAAGCTGTTGCTCCGTCTGTTATAACAGGAGAAAATCTATCTGGTATTGTTGGTGTGTCTGTAGCTGCTGATAAGTCTGATGCAAAAGTAAAATAATCAAACTTCAGTGAATATGTTTTATTGGGATACGGATACAACAAATAGTTATTGTCTAGTGTTCTTACTACATGTGTAGGTACGCCACCTGCAGTAAACTGAGCAACTTGTACGCCACTAGCGTGAGATGCCGCTGTTGTATTGTTTGCACCTCTAGTAGCTCCTGTAAATTCAGTGCTAGAAGTGCCTGTATAAGTTATCTGCTCGTTCTCTACAAATATAGTGCCAGCAGAATCAAAGCCAGATGTACTGGCTACTGTAATTGTTGTGGCAGATGATGATAACGTGCCATCTAATGTTGTTGTGTCTATCTCATCTTCTTGGTCTACATATTTGTCTATGTACTCATTGTACTGCATAATACTTAAGTTGTTACCAGAAGATGCTAATGTAGAATCCTTTACAATCCTAAATGTATTGTAGTCTGCATGCTTGGCATCATTAGGTAAAGAATACCTAACTGTGCCAGGGACTAATGTCTCTGTGTGTGTAGAGTGATTGAAAGGATAATTAAATTCTCTTTGATTTATAAAACGTATAGATTCATTTACAGCATTTTGTGCTTGCACTTGTATGCCACGAGCTGCTGTAAAATTGGATGACGTAAGTTGAACTTCATTCATTCTCGCTAAAACACTATTTGTTAAACTTAAAAAAGTTGCCATACTACATCCATTAAGTTGGGGGCAGTTTCCCGCCCCCGGTTAAGTTACGCTAATTGGTCTCTATCGACTTCGTCAGCTAATTGCTTATGCTCACCATTGGTGTCAATGATACAAGCATATAGTCTTAGCTTACCTACAGTGACGTCAGCAGACGATGCAATTAACTTCACATCAATAGTGTCAGTAGTTGTGACATGTTGTGTAAATGTTGATGCAGCCCCTGTTGTAACATCGTTAGACTGTCCATTAGAACCTTCTGCTAAGAAACCTGTAGAAGTTACATCACCACCATCAATGATGTCATCACCTGCGGCAAAGTCGATGTCCACAGTTGGTGAAGAACCATCAAAGGCAGTTAGAACTTCTGCTCCTGCAAAAAGAACGAACGTACCTGCAGGTATTTCAAGAAGTTGAAATATGTCACCGTTTGTGCATGAGTAGTCAGTTATTTTAGAAATATCTAAAATAGCTTCAACCATACGCATTCCAGTTCCTGCTCGGTTAGCTTGATTTACAGCGATAGAGTTTGAATTTACACCTGCGGTTGCAGATGAGGTCATGTCAAAAGTTGCCATTTATCAATC